AGGTAGTAGAATAGTTGGTAAGTGTATGATGGGTAGTACTTCAAACGCTTTAGACAAAGGAGGTAACAACTTTAAAAAAATATACAATGATTCAGATGTTACAAAACGAAATCGTAATGGACAAACAAAGTCTGGCCTTTATTCTCTCTTTATCCCAATGGAATGGAACTACGAAGGATTTATTGACGAATACGGAAGTCCAGTCTTTAATAATCCAAGTAATGATGTCTACGGGCCAGATGGAGAGTTAATAGAAATAGGTGTTATTGATAGTTGGGAAAACGAAGCTGATGGATTAAAAGATGATCAAGATGCTTTAAACGAATTTTACAGACAGTTCCCAAGAACTGAAGAACACGCGTTTAGAGATGAGACAAAAAATAGTTTATTTAATCTAATAAAAATATATGAACAAATAGACTATAACGAAGGAAGTAGATATAACTCACCTGTTAATATAGGTGGTTTTAGCTGGGTTAATGGTGTAAAAGATACGCAAGTTATTTTTAATCCTGATCCAAACGGTAGATTTAAAATAAGCTGGGTACCGCCAGTACACCTTCAAAATAAGGTGTTTGTAAAAAACGGTATAAAATATCCTGGTAACGAGCATATAGGTGCTTTTGGTTGTGATAGCTACGATATATCAGGAACAGTAGATGGTAGAGGTTCTAATGGATCTTTACACGGTTTAACAAAATACTCTATGGAAGACGCGCCACCAAGCTCGTTTTTTTTAGAATACATATCAAGACCACAAACCGCAGAAATATTTTTTGAAGATGTGTTAATGGCATGTGTATTTTATGGTATGCCTATACTTGCGGAAAACAACAAACCAAGATTATTATATCATTTTAGAAGAAGAGGTTATAGAGGTTTTAGTATGAATAGACCAGATAAAGTTTGGAACAAATTATCTGCTACAGAAAAAGAAATAGGTGGTATACCTAACTCTAGTGAAGACATAAAGCAAGCTCACGCAGCTGCAATTGAAATGTATATAAATAATTTTGTAGGTCATTTAGGTGATGGTAATTATGGTACTATGTATTTTAATGAGACCTTAAATGATTGGAGTAAGTTTGATATAAATAAGAGAACTAAGCATGACGCTTCTATAAGTAGTGGCTTAGCTGTTATGG